CCAAGATCAATCCCGAACGCGCCCGACCATGTCCTTTATTGATGTGATTCGTGTGATGCGATGCAGCACCAAGGTGATCTGCACCCCACAGCCCGCAAGGGTTGGTAGGATGGCTCTAACTATCGCAGTTGGAGGCGCCGTTTTGTGGGGAGCCTTTAATGGCTACAAGTGGTATCGAGACTACTTACAAGACTGTGCGGATGAACGCTCCCGTGCAGCCATTGTCGACAATCCTGAGCACGTCGATGATGCTTCCTCTTTGCTTGTCGGGAGCAAAGAAGGTCCAAAACTCCTCCCTCATTCCCGCCGTGCCCGTTGGTCCTACATCAAGGACGTGGTAGCACAGGTGAAGATCATTATGGGTACACCTACCCACAACGCTGCGAACATCCTGGTGGCACGCCGGATTGCTCGCAAAATTATGGAGGAGCACAAAGTGCGACCCACTCACATTGCAAGTGCGCTGCCATTGGTAGTTGAAGCAGTGTTTGTTGAGTCCACACATGAGGCTGCCGCGCGATCCTGGGGTGAACGTGTGCGGTCTTCTCAGAACAGATGGTTCGGTTGGCGTAAGCCAACCGAACCGATTGCTTGAGGGCGCTTGGTAGGGTTACCAGGGATAAGGCATCGCTTCGATGATCATCATCCCAACCTGGTGGTAACCCGAACCCAGGCGCCGTGCAGGCAGCGAGTCCTTTATTGTGTTGGAGGAATCGCACCCCAGGTAAACCTCAGGGTTAATGACCCTGACATTGGTACGTTGTCGGCTGCCTTGGACCTTCGTGTGTTCAGGTGTCAAGTCGGCACCTCCCTAGTCGCCCCACCGTTAGCATCATTTAGGTACGTTCAAATGACGTTGAGCCAGTTCGGTGCGTTAATTGGTAATTTTCGATCCACCCCGGAAACTTACGACATGGTCGTGAGTCAGTACACGGGTCGCAAGAGAGTTATCTATCAACGTGCCATGGAGTCTCTTCTGATGAACCCATGGACACCAAGAGATGCGATAATAGTGGCCTTCGTCAAGGGTGAGAAAGTGCCCCCCGGTAAAGCCCCCCGCTGTATCCAACCTCGTAGCTCCAGGCATTGTCTGGAAGTAGGTAGGTACATCAAACACATTGAACACCGAATTTATAAGGAGATTGCCAAAGCTTTTGGTGATGGGCCTACTGTCATGAAGGGTTACAACGTGCAAGAAGTTGGTAGAATCTGCGCCGGTAAGTGGTTTTCATTCAGGAATCCAGTTGCTGTCGGCCTCGATGCCACCAAATTTGATATGCATGTATGCCCAGCTATGCTTCAGTGGGAACACAATATCTACCTCAAAATATACAATGACTGTCCGAAATTGAGGCGGTTGTTAGACGCACAGATGCACAATGTGGGTCGCGGTTATTGTGATGATGGATCACTGAAATATCATACGATCGGTAAACGTTGTTCGGGAGACATGAACACCGCATTAGGAAATTGTATCATCATGTGTGGCATGGTGTATGCATATTCCAAATATCGCGGGATTGATGTCAAACTGATGAACAATGGAGATGATTGTGTCGTGATGATGGAATCCGAATGTTTATCCACATTTTCAACTGGTTTGGAAGAGTGGTTTTTACAGTTGGGTTTCAGAATGGAAGCCGAAGCTCCCGTTTATGACATTGAAGCTATAGAGTTTTGTCAGATGCATCCTATTAACACTGTTAATGGATGGACCATGGTTAGGAACATACCAGTCATTCTGCACAAGGATTCATTATGTCTACTCCCTCTCCGGAACTCGAAGGAAATGGGAGAATGGCTAGGGGCGATTGGTGATTGCGGTATAGCGCTTACACGAGGCGTCCCAATCATACATGAGTTTTATCAAGCGTTTCGGCGCAACGGCACTAAGAGAAC